GACAAAAGACGAACTGATTAAATCAGCAAAAGAGAATTTTAATGTTTCTCTTAACCCAAAGGACAAACTTAAAGACTTGGAACTGCAATATGCATCTCTTGAAAGCACGGTAGATGTTGAAGAGGAAGTTGTGGTTGAGTCAAACTCCAAAGATCCAATAGCATCAAGAAGCGAGCATGGAAAAGTAGTTCCATGGAATCCTATGCATAGGTCTGAATTTTGGTCATTTATTTATGACAAAGGATCTTTAACAAAAGAAGAGAAAGAGATATTGGGTTTATAAATGGCAACTATTAAAGTAATTGATCTCATTGATAAAGCTGAGGATATACTGCAAGACACATCTAATGTTAGGTGGTCACAGCAATCTCTTTTAGACTATCTTAATGATGCACAAAGAGAGATAGTATTATTCAGACCAGATGCGAATACAGTCAATGCATCTTTTACTTTAACAGCAAACACTGCAAAACAAAGCTTGCCGAATGCAGGTCTTAGACTTCTTTCTATTTATAGAAACTCAAGCCCAACAACAAAACCAATTACTAATATTGAGCGAAGGGTTTTAGATGATCAAATAGAGGATTGGCATGGCACAACAGGAACTAACGTTGAGCATTATGTTTATGACCCTTTAGATCCTAAAGTTTTTTATGTGTATCCGCATACAACAGCATCGGATGCAACAATAGAAATTGTATATAGCTCTGCTCCAACAGATATAACCATAGGTAATTTTACAACAGACACAACAGTCATAGCACTGGATGATGTATATGCAAATGCAATTTTGGACTTTATGTTGTACAGAGCATATCAAAAAGACACTGAATATTCTGGAGACTTACAGAGATCTGGGGTTTATTCACAATCTTTTCAGAACGCAATAGGAATTAAAAATCAAGTTGATGCAGGTTCAACCCCAAGACCATCAACACCAACACAATAATATTAAATGGCAGTATCAAAAAAAATAGAAACTTTAGTACCAAAAGTAAAAAGGGAGGCACCGAGCTGCCCATCATTTATTGTTATTGAGGAATTAAGAAACACTATTATAGATTTTTGTGTAAGCACTGATATCTATTTATCAGACTTGACTCTTTTACAGGTTATATCAGGTATTAATGAATATGAGTCTTCTGATCTAGACATACCCATTGGCACAGAGTTAAATCATATAATTGATTTTTATTTTGAGTATGGTGAGTCAGATAATCAAGTAACAGAAAAAAGTTTATCAAGATTAGAGCCAAAGTCTTTAATAGGAACACCTTCACTTATAGATGCATACGGCAAAGGTAAACCAAAATATTACGCACAAAGAAATCAAGAAACCATTTTATTCGCCCCCACCCCCGATAAGAATTATTCGTTTTATGCTTTATACAGTTTAAAACCAACAGCCACAGCAACAACAATTCCTAATATTATTGTAAATGAGTATCAGGAAACTATTGTCCATGGTGCTCTGTATAGACTGCAAATGATGAAGGACAGCCCATGGAGTGACGTACAAGCAGCAGACCTCAATAAAAGAATGTATGATAGGGGTGAGGCACAGGCAGTTAGAAAATCTAAGTATGGTCTTGTTGGTGCCCCTCTAACAGTTAAATACCAGGAGTTTATGTAATGGCATATTCAACAACAATAAAAGTAGTAGTTGGTGATACACACCCAGAACTAAATTTTACTCTTACAGATTCAAACACCGCAGCTAGTGGAAAAACTTTAGATCCAGAAGATCCAACAACTTTTGCCCCAATAGATCTAACAGGTTCTACTACAAGGGTGAGAATAAGAAAGATTGGAACTACAACAATATTAGATACTATCGTTTGTTCTATAACGAATGCAACAGCTGGAAAATGCTCTATGGTATTTACATCAAGTACCTTTACCGCAGCGGGTTTTTACGAGGGAGAAATAGAAATAACCAAATCAGATGGTAATATACAAACAGTAGGCGATCTAATTAGATTCAATGTCAGAGATGATTTTGACTAATGGCTATAAGGTTAGTTGTAGAGTATCAAAGCCTACAAGCGAGTGTTCAAACCCAAAAGGCAACCCTAGCTGCTGAGGTAGCAGAAGCCAGTACACCATCTCTACTAAACTTTGTAAACCTAAATCTAGCAGTAGATAATTTAAATCTATATGCTGATATTTTATTAGATTCTGACACTAAAAATATCTACTTTACTGGAACAAATCCAAACGTAGCTACTCTTTCCATATCAGAACAAGATGTGATATCTTTTAGCAAAAGTATTAATGATACTCTAGCAATATCTGAGACTATAGATATTAAATTTATTGCTAGCTCGAAGAGTGTTTTGAATACGGCTGCACTTAATACAGGTGCCCTTAACTAGGAGTTAGAATGATAGTCGATAATTTTCAACTTAAAGGAAAATTAGAAATTAAGATAAACAATCAGGTTGTTGCCAAGGTTCCAAATATTGTTGTGAATAATGGTAAGGATTTTGTAGCATCTAGAATAAAAGACGCTACTGCAACCGTTATGTCGCATATGGCTGTAGGCACAGGAACAACTACTGCGGTTGCTGCTAACACCACCCTAGAAACAGAGCTTTCAGGAAGCAGAACAGCCTTAACTTCAACGACAGTTTCGAGCAATGATGTAATTTATGTTGCAACTTTCGGACCTGGTGTAGGTACGGGTGCGGTCACAGAGGCAGGTATATTTAATGCTTCTTCAGGTGGAACTATGTTATGTAGAACAGTTTTTGCAGTTGTTAATAAAGCAGCATCTGACTCTATGACAATCACCTGGACAGTAACAGTAAGTTAAATAAAAGAGGTAATTAATGGCAATTGTCTTTCGCAATAATGCAACCACAGCACTTGCAAGTGATATTACAAACAGTGCTACAAGTATAACCGTCACAGATGGATCTAAGCTTCCATCTATTACAGGCAGTGATTATTTTTACTGTACCCTTGATGATGGAACAAATAACGAAATAGTAAAAGTAACAGCAATAAGCGGTAATATTCTTACTGTTGTTCGTGCACAGGACAATACAACAGCCAGAGCTTTTTCAACAGGAGATCTAGCAGAGCTAAGATTAACAGCAGCAGTTTTAGAAACTTTTACACAAACAGACGCAGGAGAAATAACCGCAGATGAATTTATCGGAGATCTTCGTGGTGCTGTTATATTTAAAGCAAAAGCAGGAGAAGCAGTAAGCAAGGGTGATGTAGTTTATGTTTCTGGTATTACTGGAAATACCCCAGTTGTTTCCAAAGCAGATGCTGATGATGCAGCTAAAATGCCAGCTTTTGGTTTAATTTTAACAACCGCAACATTGAATGCTTCTACAGAAGTGGTTACTTTTGGTACTATTTCAGGAATTGATACTTCTGCATTTAGTCTTGGTGATACATTATATGTTTCTACAACTCCTGGTAACTTAACAGCAACCAAGCCAGCAGGAGAGTCTGCATTAATACAAAACATAGGTAAAGTGCAAAGAGCTCATGCAAGTGCTGGATCTATCAAGGTGGGTGGTGCGGGGAGAACAAATGATGTCCCTAACCTTAATGACGGAAACATATTCATAGGAAATGGATCTAATCAATCATCCACCGCATCATTAAATACAAAGGTAGAGGAATACTTAGATGGTGGAACTTCTACTCCAACTTTTTCAACCTTAAATGTAAGTGGTAACACAACACTGACAGGTGACCTTACTGTTAACGGAACAACAACAAGTTTAAATACTAATACCCTGGACGTAGAGGACAAGAACATAACCCTGAACTATTCAACAGGAGATTCTTCAGCAAGTGCAGATGGTTCTGGTATAACTATCCAGGACGCAGTCAATTCTACAACAGATGCTACGATTCTTTGGAATGCTGCAAACGATAGATTTGATTTTTCACATGGCGTAACATTTCCAGACAACAAGAAAGCCATATTCGGTACAGGCTCAGATTTAGAAATATTCCATGATGGTAGTAATAGTTATATTAAAGATGTTGGAACTGGTAATTTACTAATACAAGCAGAAACATCTTTGGCTTTAGAAGCAACTAATGGACAAAATTATTTCACAGCTAACAAAGATGGTAACGTATCTTTATATTATTCAGGCAGCAATAAACTGTACACAACTAATACTGGTGTAAACGTAACAGGAACTACTGTAACAGATGGTTTAACTGTTAATAGTGGCGATACTTCATCTTTCCTAACAATTAGAAATGGCAGTAACAGTTCTTTCACAAAGTTATATTCTGATTTAAACGGAGTTACAGTATTAGATGTAGATGCTAATAACGTAGGTTCATCTCCAAGATTCCAAATAGATGTAAGTGAGGTTCAGGCATTAAGAATTACAGAAGGCGGAGACATCTCCTTCTATGACGATACAGGCTCAACTCAAGGTTTATTTTGGGATGCTAGTGCTGAGAAATTGGGAATTGGAACTACTTCGCCTGATTATTCTCTTGATATAGAAGATACAGGCAGTACATTATTAAGGCTTAGGTCAACATCGTCAGATGGTGCT